TTTTGAGATATATCAGATTTAAGTATGGATGCCCTCTCTTTTAGAAGTGTGTTCATAATACTGAATATATCAATATCCAAAATATCTTCAATCACATCTCTTCTATTATTACCTGAGAGTTTCATAAAGGGTGTAAAACTGGAGGAACCTAAAATCACTATTTGTGTGAACGATTTATAGTTCATCTTGAGAATAGTTTTTTCAAGTTTCTTTTGGAAATCTCTAGCATCAGCTGACTGATTAATAAACTCACCGTTCAGATATATTTCAAAGATGTTGGGTTTGATACCCCTTCTCACCATATATTCTTTTGAACCTATAGAGAATTCAATCTCAACTACTGTACCCTTTTCATTTATAGAATTTATCATTTGGTTCTTATTGATATTTCTGAATGCTTTACCAAATAAACCAAAACAGATAGCATCTAAAAATGTTGACTTCCCTCCACCATTCTTACCCATAACAAGAGTTGATGGACTATTATCCAAAATTATCTCATTAAAGTAATTACCAGTGGAAAGAAAATTTTTGTAACGAACTTTTGTAAAAATTATCATAATACTCTATTGTAAATCAATTGCTTCTCTATGTAAAGAGTTTAATATTTCTTTTAATCTATCGACATCCACATTAACATCCAACCCATCGACATATTTGTTAAGTGTCGTGACAGTATCCTCAGCTTCGTTTACAATCTCCTCTTCCTCAACGGATAAATTTAAGTCTTCAATGATAGACAAGTCAAAAGGTTCATGTAGTTGAATTGAGTCGATAAACTTATCAAAAAGGTAAGGATTATTCTTCGCCTCAACTAAAACCTTAACATAACTATTCTTACAAAAACTGAAGTCTTTTACTATTTTATCGAGCGTCTCAACTCCATTATCATTGTAGATAATCTTGTGGAATATTTTATGAGGATTTTGATAGTACTCTAAATCAAGAGTGTTTGTATCAAATATATGAAAACCTCTTGGGTCATTATAATCAGCCCAAGTAATCTCATAAGTGCTTCCCAAATAAGCAATATTCCCTACTGTTGACTTATGATGATAATGTCCTGTCATTACAAGATCATAACCGTTGAATATTGTATGGTTCATCCCATGATAGCAAAAACTGTTTTTATACATCTTGAAACCGTTAAGTTCAAGATGACCCATGACAACTGAAGCTTCATTAGAATTAATCAACTCCATAGACTTCTCACCATTTTCTCTATTGATCCAAGGTAAGAACAATATTTTGGTTTTCCCAAACTTGACTATCTCAGGGTCTTCATAGATTTTAATCTTCTTGTATCTACCACCTAAAATCTCTTTGGGTGCGTTTACTCGGTTTGTATCTTTGTAGTAGACATCATGATTTCCCACAATTATATGAAGTTCTACTCCGTTTTTCTCAAACCATTCAATAAATCTTTCCCTAAAAGAATTCAGAGTTTTAATATTTGCAAATTTCCTTCTATCAAAGATATCACCGAGATGAATCACTTTTTTGATTTTCTTCTTTAGAACTGTTGGGAAAAACTCTTCCTCCCAGAACTTGAAGAAATAATCATTGAAAATTTGACTATCGTTTCTACCACCGAAATGTGTATCAGTGATTAAAGCCAATTTCATTATAATAAGTCCTTTATTTCAAAACCATAAGTGTCATACTTGACACCCTCATGTGTATTGGTTGAAAAGAGTAATATATACTCATTCATACAATTACAACCAGATTTTTTACAATCTTTCTTATGTTTATCATTATGTACATCATCTGCCATCTGAGCTTTTTGGATTTTAAGTTTCCTTTGATCTTCCGTTTCTTTTTCAAGATTCAAAGGAACAGCATCCTGATAAGGTCTACCATTTGCATCAAAATCTTCCAAGTTATAAAAAACGCCTTCATACTCTCGAATTTTCATTATACCCTCCAAGGTCACTCATCGTCAAGAAATAATTTCAAATCATTATTTTTTTTAGATTTTGGTTTTTTTTTCTTCTCATTTTTAATTCTTCTGGATTCTTCATAATCCTTTATGAATTGGAAGAAGTTGTCATACATAGTCTCACCGTCTACCGAGAAGTTTGAAGTGTCAAATGGATTTAAATTCCCAATAGAATCATGTTTATGTAACTCGTTCTCCATAGCTTTCAACTTGATATAAGTGTACTTTTTCTCTTTCTCTATTCGTCTTAGGAATGAATAGGTTATTACTGTTGTAAAGTAAGAAAAAGGATTCTTTGATTTATCTGGATTAAAATTTTTAATATACCTTAAACAATTTTCAACACCATCAAGTATCATATCTTCCTTAAAAGTATAATTAGCAAAATTAGGTTTAGTTGCTATTCTTTGTGCAATCTTAAAAAAACATTCACCAATATACTCAGGAACCCTTGGTAACTCTGTTTCCAATTTATCTGCAATTTTACATTGATTAATATAGATACGGATTGCTTCATAAAATTCTTTATTGTTTACATAATGAATTTTGTCTTTAGGTTTTATTTTCTTAGTCATATTTTATTTCCTTTTATATATTATACTATATTATATGATATAAGTCAATAGAAATTAAAAATAAAATTTATTTATTTCTCGGTGAAAGTCACGTTGACCATCTCAATGTCAAAACTCTCTTTGTAGTAAATCTTGAGTCTTTCGTTTCCGTGTTTCACCATATAGTTTGATTTTCTCTTTGTACAAAAGTTATCGCATATATCAAATAAAACACAACCATCTTTATTATCTCCAAGTCGCAAACCTCTACCGATAGATTGAAGCGATCTGACTTTTGATTTAGTTGGAGAAGCAAAGATAACATTATGTAAATTTTTTATATTAACTCCTGTTGAGAATGTACCGTAAGAAGCTACAATCAGGCAGTTATCTTTCTTTTCAACATCTTTTCTTATCTCTTCCCTTATATCAGCATTCACTCCACCATGAATAAAAAATGTCTCTTTATCTTCAATATCGCTAAGAATATCTGATAGTAAACTTCCATGCTTCTCTACATAAGTATATAATATTAAAGTGTTACCTGTCAAGTGTTTACATAGATTTTTTATAAATTTATTTCTTTTTTCGTGATCTAGTATATAATTAATTTCATCGGTGTAATCCATCTTGCAAACTTCTTTACACTCTTGATCTGGATACTTTAGCGTTATATACTTTATTCTGAAAGAGGATAGGTGGTTACTATCTATCAGAGTTTTCGTCGTAACATGCCTCCTAGCGTCTCCAAACAACCCACAAAGGGTTAATTCGTTCAAGTTGATATCATCTAAGGTTCCTGTTGTACCAAAACGATATTCAGCATTTTTAGTCTTCTCAAGAATAGAAATAAGAGATGTTGCTTTTGCTAAGTGACATTCGTCTGATATGATACCTTTGAAGACAGAAAATTTAGATGGAGGCATTTTATAAATTGATTGCCAAGTGGTTATAATAATATTAGATTCAAAAGATTTATCTTGCCCCGAATATATCTTATGACAAAATTTTTCAACATTCCATGAATTTTTACTTGAATATTCCTCAAAATCGTAGTATATTTGATTAACTAGATGTACATTAGGTACAACTAACATGAGTTTATCATTGGGATACTCAGAAAGGAACCAACGAATGAACATATAAATAATTAAAGATTTCCCAGAACCAGTAGGACTTAACACAACCATTCTTTTATTTTTAACCATATCATAGAGAGATTTCATTTGATACTCTCTAGGATTGAAAGGCAGATTCAATGTTTTAACCCAATCTTCAAGATCAGATTTTGATATAGAATTTTGAGTAAAATCGTCTACATTATCAAATACAACTTTATAGTTTAGGGACTTACATACTTCTAACACTCTTGGTAATAACCCCACATATATTCTTCCTGTGAGTAAGTTTAGAAGTCGTATTTTACCATCCCACATTCCTATCTTATATCGTTGCATGAACTTGTAATTATCAGCAAAGAAAGTAAAGTGTTCAGAGATATCACGCATGACTCCTTGGTCAGCCTCTATCTTCATGAATGCTTCATTTAGTTTTCTGATTTTTACAATTTCCATATATTAGATAATGCCAGACTCCCATTTAACAAGTTCTATTTCATTTTTGATTTGAAATCCTCTGTTCATAATGAG